TGCATCAGCGGGTTGACGTAGGCGGCGCGGGCAATGGCTGGCAGCGCCAGACCACCGATAGCACCGACGCCAGCCCCAATCGGACCGCCGATCATGGCGCCGACAGCCGAACCGCCAGCCGAAAAACCGCCGCCAGTCAGCAACTGGTTCATCTGCGTGCGGCCCGCCGTTCCGCTATCGGGTGGGGCGCGCAGCACGCCCTGGCCAATGCGCGCCAGCTCGTTTAGATCGCCCTGGCCGCGCGCGTATCCACGTCCCGTGCTCTGATCCACAGCAGAACGCAGCGCCAACGGTGAGATATTGCCTTCAGCAGCATTAGCCCCAGCCCCGCCAGCGGCTTTCTCAGCCACCATGAGGTTGGCATACTGGCGCCTTGCCTCCTGCCATGCGGAGGCATCTTCCGGCGTAATGCTGGCATCCATGCCTTCGCGCAGCGTGGTCCGCAGGTTGCCAATGGCGCTGCGCAGATCACCGTTGCCCGTCTCACGCATGCTCTTACCCAGAGCGCTATCCATCTGGCGATAGAAAGTGCCCGGCACTGTGCCGTCATCGCCAACCTGACCAATCAACTGGCGCATACGCTGACTGACCGGCCCCGCCACCTCTGGCACAGCGAAGCGGTTGATTTCGTCCTCAAGGCCAGCCAAGCGACCTAGCAGTTCATCATCTACGCGCAGGCTGTTTCGCTCAGCGATGGAGCCGATAGTCCCGCCGATCTGAGAACGCGCCTGATTAATGACATCGGGGCCGGCATTGTCAGCAGACACACCTGCACGGCTGAGAACAGCCTGATTAAAAGCCCTCTGCTGCGTCTGAGCAAACGCCGCTTCAGCCCCCGACGTGCCGGGCAACTGAGCAAACGATCCCTCCATGTTCTGAAGAACCCGCGACCCCGTAGCTTGCCCCGCCGACAGCGGAATGCCCTCCCGCTCCGCAGCCGCCACCAAAGCCGCCCGAGCCGGGCTGAGGGTGTTGGTCACAGGCGAAATCAGCCGCGCCGCACCCGCAGCACCAATCGGCAGCGCCAACGCCGTGGCAACACCCGCCAGCGGGCTATCCGTGGCCTGCCCCACAGCGCCACCAGCAGCAGCAGCGCCAACCTGCAAGCCCGGCAGCGCCATAGCCTGCTGCGCTGCCCCACCGATGACAGAGCCAGTCCGTGCGGCCCTGGCGATGCCAGCAGCCGGCACCAGAACGGATGCAGCGTCCACAGCACCGCTACCGGCGCCATAGGCAGCGCGCTCCAAAGCCCCCTGAGGCTTCGGCGCCTCACCTGTCAGAGATCGGATGCCACTACGGATGCTGGCCGAGCCACCAAACGCATCCTCTGGCACAGGAACGCCAATGGCGCGTAGTCCCTGACCAACCAAATCGACTGGAGTTCCCAAAACATCAGCCAACCGGTCATTCACGCCAGCCGCAGCCTGCGTGGGGATTGCCATGGCCTGCTCTGCCAAGCCACGCTGGGGCGCAGCTTGCTCGGCCGGCATGTTCTGCCGAAAGTAGTTCAGCACCTCGTCCTGAGACGCCCCATCGGGCGCGGTGATGACGAACTTCCGGCCGTCCGGTGCGGAAATCTCGAAATCAGGCATTTACTGCACCGGGCGGATAGACCACCCGCCTCCCTGAGCGGACGCTTGCGTCGTGGTGGCAGTGGACGTTGTGCCGCTACCACCGCCTCCAGTCCCTTGACCAACAGCAGGCGCAATGTTCGTGAACGCAGACACGTCTGTTTCTGGCAAACCGTTTTCTGCCCGGCGTCGATTGATAAGAGCCGTTCGATACTGAACCGCGCGCTGGTTAAGGCGCCCCAATTCCTCCAAACGCTGCTTCACGACGCCAGGCGAGTTGATGTTGTCCATCAATTCAGCCGCTGCTCGCTGAGCATCACCATCCGTCTGCACACCCTTGTTGAGGCGAAGGCTGTCATTGACGATACGGGTCATGGTGGCTCGATAGGACTGGAGGTTCCGACCAGCCTCGGAATCAACGCCAATGAAGTTGCCGGCACGAGCCAACGGATTGGAGATCAAACCAAAATCAAGTTTTCCATCAACAATCTGCTTTCCCAAAGCGGTCAGATCAGAAGAAATGCTCGAAGCCGTCTGAATAGCATCAATGTCCTCCTGCTCGGCTTTCTGAATGAAAGGCGGGATAGGAGCGCCAGTCCGACGTGCGGACGCCATGGCGCGGGCCTGCTCAGGGTCAGCCGGGCCACCCGGGATCGCCTCAAGCCCACCTTCTGCGGTCGCACGATACCCCGGCGGAATCCCTGCGCGAGCCGCAGCGAGCCGAGCAGCTTCCTCCTGGCGCTGGGCTGTCTGCTGCTGAAGCCGCAGCAACTCAGCCTGCCGAGCATTATCCGCAGCCCGGTCAGCCGCCATGGAACTCTGCTGGTTCATCTGCATCATCAGCCCCGGCACAGCGCCAGGGTTGGTCTGAGCCGTCACAGCCAGAAGGCGGCGCTGCTCAGTCGTCAAGCCGCCAGACGAGGCGGGCGTAGCCGCAGCCTGCCCACTACCCAGCACAGGCACACCAGCCACAGGAGCCGGCATCCCTGCGAAAGCCCCAGTAGAGCCAGGGTTGGCCGCATATTGAGTGCCAGCAGGCGTGCCAGTGAGATCCGCAGACGCAGCCGCGCTGATCTCCGCCAGACGCTTGGCCAGAGCGTCGCCTTCCAGCGTGTCCATGGCCTCCTGTCGCATCTGCGCATAATTGGCATTCTGCGTGCGGACGTTTCCGCCAGACGAGGGCTGAGCCGTGACAGTCGGCAGCGGAGACGACATGGAGGCAGGCGTGTATCCCGGCGTCGCACCGCCCATGGACGCGCCACCAGCCGCAGGAACACCACCGAGCAGGCCAGCCAATGCCTCGCTCTGGCGCCGCTTCTCCTCGATCTGCAACCGCTGAAACGTCGTCAGGTCAGACGCCGCCACAGACTTCAGGCGCTCCAAGCCGGGAAACTGCTCGGGCAGATCACGCCCGAACCCGGCCGCCTGCAACCGCTGGCGCTCCTGACCCCAAGCGGCCGCCGCCTGATCCTCCGGCATCCCGACCAACTGGCGCGCCAAGCCAATGCGGGCTTCCGTATCCCGCTGATACGTCTGCTGCTGCTGGTCCTGCTGCGCGTTCTGCATCAGGAGCTGGTTGCGCTGAAAGCCCTGCACCTGAGCATCAACGCGCGCGGGATCGAACAGGATGTTGGGCGATGCAGATGCGATGGGGCCAAAGGTCGCCATTAGTAGACGCCTCGCGTCTGGCTATAGGTCTGCGGCGCCAAAGCATTCTGCTGCTGGAGCGCGTCCGTCCGCTGCTGATACTGGTAGTTGTTCAGCCCCTGCCCAATAGCGTTGCTGACACCAGACGCCGTGTTGCCGTAGATGCTGGCCTGCGCCGAGCCAAGGCTGGCTTCCGTCTGCGCGATGCCAGACGCCGCCTGAGCACCAGCCGCCGCCGTGCCAGCAGCCGACGCCTGCCCAAGCTGGGTCATGCCCATCAGACGGTTATAGTAGGTGGTGAAATCCTGATTGGCGAGGTTAGCGCCCAGCTTCTGCTCAGCCGCCAGCGTCGATCCAGACCGCAGCAGGCCACGAGCAGCGGCACCCGTATCGACAGCCTTCAGACCTTCCGACACCTGATAGCCATAGCCCGGTGAGGACTGGAAGTTAGCCATCGCCGTGTTGGCGGCTTCCTGCCCATTCAAACCCAGCAGGTTCTGAGCCGGGGCCAGAGCGTTGACGCCAGCCTGCGTGAATGGCGCCAGGTCAGCGCGCGTCTGTGCCTGTTGCCGCTCCTGTGCGGCAATCGACTTGTCTGCGGCCTTGCTCGTGGCCTTGGACTGCAAGGCGCCGCCAATGACGCTGGCGCCAGCCGCTGCGGCTACACCCCACGGCATCTCTCAGCCCTCCATCTCAAGATGGTGTTCTTCGTGAATGTCCACGTCCTCACCCTCAGCCATGGCGTGCAGGCAAAGAACCAGCGTGCCATCTACCAGCGTCTCAAAGCGATGCTTGGCCCGCGCCGCGATCTGGACCGCGCATGGAGCGGTGAACTCGCCCATGAACTCGCCGTCCTTCCATATGGCGACAGCACCGGCCGCCAGATACGAGATGTGGTCGTAGGTGTGGGCGTGCTGAGGGATCACGGTGCCGGCCTTGGCGCTGAACATCTCCTTGACGAAGACGCCGCCGTAGAGGTGGACGTTGCCGACAGGCTGTTGAGTGGCTTCCATCATGCTGCCGCGTCCCTCAGAGTGATCACAAGATTAATCCGCTCCACATTACCAGCATTAGTGATGGAATGCGGCACCAGATTATCGAATTCCCAGATTTCGCCTTCTCGGAACACCACTTCCTCATCCAAGGTCGTGTTGATGCACCGTACATTAGTCTGAAGCGGCACATAGAACTTCCGATTGTAGTAACGCGCCGTCCAGGCAGCACCATCCGTGTGGGTCTTGATCTCGCCCCCTGCCGGGATACGTGAAATGAGACAGGTTCCCAACTCGACCCCCCGAAACGTCGCCATGAGGTTAAAGGCGATGGGGTGGATAGCCGGCAAGGCGTGCCAAGCGTCGTAGAACGCGCAATGGCCCTCACCCAGGTAAGATTCCGGTCCAGACAGCGTTTCGCGCGGGAAATACCGGAGCCAGATGTCCGATGTCCCCTGCATGGGGCCATCATCCCGCTCCGTGCGCTCCCGGTACTGGTCCCACAGCTCGGGCGCAGCGTTCAACTGCGCCATGATGGGCGAAACGTCCAGCCCCTCATGCACACGGGCAAAATACTTCATCAGCCCAGCCTCACATACCACCGGACGCCGCCTGCATCGGCCGCATTCGGTAGATTGAACGTCATGGAGCCGTCACCAGCGCCAAACGTCGTGCCGTAAAGCGAAAACAGCCCCGGATTGTCCTTCCGGCTCACGGCAGAACCGTCTGCGCGCGCAAAAGCAGCGCCAGGATCGGCTAATCCTGCCGGAAATGGGTAAAAAGCGCCGACAGAGCCGAAGGAAGGATCGGATGCGACGCCCAGTTGATCGAAAAACGCCGCCCAAGGCGACGAAACGGTCTGTTTTCCCGACTCTGCCAGCGGCTCAATGATGGGCGGGCGCAGCATCAGGACTCTCCAACCTGGATATCGGCATCTGCACCATAGAACGTCACGATATCCTCAGCCATCAAGCGCAAAACACGCTGCCGAAAGCTGCCCATTCGGGTCGAAAACACCCGTTTGCGGTGATCCCCCGATGCGCCGCTGCTCATAAATCGCGGCGTCGTGAAATCTCGCCCGCCATTATCCGACCAGTCCAACTGAATGGACGGATTGACTGCGAGAGTGCCGGAATCCAGCTCCACTTCGAAGCGGGACATGAACGCCCGCTTGGTGTCAGCCCAGATCGGGGGGAAACAGGCGATGCGGCGCAGCGTCACGCCCACATCGTTGCGGGTCTGCGGGTCAAGACCAAACACCACGGCACTGAATCCATCACCAAAGATGGCCGTGCCACCGAACTGGGCCGAACAATCAGCCCGCCACCGGCCAGCACCACCCGCGCCACTGGCCCGGCGGTGCCATTGCTTGGTAGCGGCGTCGTAAACCCATGTCCGGCCCTCAGAGCCATCGGCACGCTGAAAGCTCAGGGCATAGAAATAATGACCCGTCTGAGAATACGCCAAGCCAGAGGTAAACCGCACCTCGCCAAAATCGCGAATCCATTCCTCAATGGCGTGCGTGCTGATCCGCTGGGCCGTATACCCACTGGACCGATAGATGATACCGTTGGTGCCCAGCCAGACGAGTGAGTTATCGAACTCCGCCACCGTCGCCGCATTGGACGTGCCGAATGGAATGTCACCGCCAGAACGCCGCTCGAATGGCGCGTTGGCGTTGCCGGTGACGAACCACACCTCAACGCCCGTCTCACCGAACAGCCATAGCTCGCCACGGTGGAACATGGCCTTCTTCAGCACATTCGGGCGAGCATCGGCACTGGCGAAGGACAAGCCATCGTAGGTATCAGCGTCCAGCAGGTTCGACCAGAAGAACTGATCGCTGCCGATATCATCGGCCGTGAACACCCAATAGCCAGCGATGTAGGTCACGCTGGATGCGCCAGGAAACGGCTGACTCGACGTTCCGGTGATCTGATGCAGGGTTGAGGATGCCGAGTGACTGGCCACCCAAGCATTTGGCGGAATGCAGACCACCACCGTAGTTGGCCCCACAGCAATGGTGGGGCGCCCCGAGCCGGTGACGGTGCCGATGGACACCGCCCCACCCTCAGCCGTGTAGCGGATGAACTGATCGCCAGCCACAGCATAAAGCCGACCCGGCTGGTCAGAATTCAACGCTCGGATGGCGCCAGTCTCGAACGTGAAGACAGCCGCCAAGCCTGGCGTACTCTTGATGATGGCCTGCGAGCGCGCTTCCGGCGGTGCCTGCTCCACATAGAGATTGACCAGATCCTGCGCGTCAGCCGGCAGGCTGTTTAACTCGTAGGTCTGGGTCGGAAACGGGATTCGCTGCATCATGTTGCGATGGTCCCGTCCGTGAAGCGCCAGTTGGTCCCGTCGCTAGTAGCCAAGCGCTGGCTGCGGTCGATCACCCTTACAGTCCCACCCGGCACAGCCGATGCGGACGGCAGCGAGGCGAAGGCATAGCCGCGCAGCACCACAGGAACAGCAGCGCTCAAGCGGTCATTTGTGGCGCCAAGGATCTCCGTGGCGCCCACCACCACGTTCATACGGTCGGTGGCGCGGTTATATTGAATGTAATCATTGGCATCGAAGGCAAGAGTCGGATTAGCACCGCCGCTCATGGTCCAATAGCCGGTGGCATCCAAGCTAAAGCGGTCGCTCTGGACGTAGCCAAGCCCAGACGTCACGCCGCCACCCAGAACCTCCTTGCCACCGACCACCATGGTATAGCGATTGTTGGCGCGCGAGAACTGGACGTAATCGGCATCATCGAAGGCGATCAGCGGATTGCCGTTACCGTAAGAAAAGTAAGCCTGCGGATCGACCTGGAAGCGGCGCCCCTTGGTCACGGTGCCCTGCGTGCCGCCATAGTCACCCAGCGCATTGCCGCTGAAGTGGATGTTGCTTTCCATGATGCGCGAGGCCGTTTCTAGCCCGTAGCGCGCATGCCCCGTGATCTTACCGCCCGTGACCGTTACGGTGTCAGCCTGGACGTTGCCGGTGACCTTGATACCAGAACCGGTCGCGCTGCCATGGATGTAGAGCGCCGGGGTCAGGTAGACATGACCGCCGGCCTCAACGCTGATGCCATCGAACTGCGGGAAATCGATCTCGACATCGTTGCCCATGAAGAAAAAGGGCTGACCCGCGCCGGCATTACGGATCATCCGCACGCCGTAGCCCATCACCACGAGGTTAAGGCTATGCGCCTGCACGGAGTGGCAGTTTCCCTCCCACAGCAGGCCGGTCGCGCGGGCCGTGGGGCTGGACATGGTGACGCCGGTCAGGCGCAGCAGGTCGGAGCGCTTGGTGTCATCGCCGTACCAATGAATGCCAATGGTGCCGCGCACGTTGTTGCACCAGACGTTGCGGACCTCGAAGTAATTGGCCGTATCGATATACAGCAGGTTCCAAGGGTCAGTAACAACCAGATCCACGACCAGCATACGGCTGGCCCGGCTCGAACGGATAAGGAAGTCAGCCGTCTTGCCACTGGCCTCAATAAAGCCGCCCATCCAGCCGCCACCAGAGATGGGGCCGGTAAAAGCCACCATAGGATTATTGCCGACAGCGATAATACGAGCGCCATAGGCAGAGATAAACTGCCGGGAGGTTCGTACAGTCACTGTGTTGGCGAGGTAGTAGCTGCGGCCAGGCGGCAGGATGACGCTGCGGCCCGTATCAATCGCAGCCTGCAACGCGGCGGCATCGTCGGTCACGCCATCAGCCTTGGCGCCAAAGTCCATGATGCTCACGGTATCAGCCAGCTTCTGCTGCACCGTCCGATTGATGCCAGACAGCACCGCCTTGTTCAGAGCATAGCCCGCCATCTGCGCCGGGCTGACCTGATAGGCATTGGCCCCATCATCCAAGGCGATGGCGCCCACGTCTTGCAGCTCACCGGGATACGGCGTCAGGCCCGAGATGCGAACCGTGCTCATTGGGCCAATGCTCCGCTTACGGTTTTGATCATGCGTAATCTACAGTATCGCCATCTTCCCACAACAGCGGAGAGGCGTCATCCCAAAGCAAAGTCAGAGGTCCAACGTCGCTGCCGGGCTGTGGGACACCAATA